CTTGCCGGTTTAACTGTCCCCGTCTCTATGGACGATTACGCCAAAACAATTACGCTATTAGAAGTGGTGGACAATGAACCTACAAACCCTACGCAAGCGGGACCTATTCCCGCCAACTAGCCGAGATACTGGTAGTAACGGGCTATTGGCCGCCCGAAATACCAATAGATACCCGCGATATAGCAACAGTTATACACGTGTTAGACAAGCAGGCTAAGAATGCCCGTCGCAAGTGAATTACAGGTTTTTGGCATTCAAGAAACACTAAAAGAATTAAACGATTTTGACCCGTCGTACCGCCGTCAAATAACAAAAGACATACAAAGCGGCGCGGGCAACCTAATCGTTACTAGCGCCCGTTCCCTAATACCAACCGATTACCCGCTAACGGGTATGGCCCGTGGTTCAATAATTAAAGGACGCGCAGAAACAACGTTTGACATTAACAACGTATCAAGTGGCGTTAAAACACTTGTAGCCAAACGCGGAAGTAAAGAACGTTCCGTAACTTACACACGCCCTCTATACCTAGACGGGGCCGCCGTACCGGGTGCCTATACGCAAACCGTCGATTACAAAGCCCGCCCATTCTCACTATTAACAGCACAACAAAAAGACGCTGCCGGTGCCATATGGGACCACGCCGGCGCTAACACAAGTTCCCAATTCGTACAAAACCTGATAGCCCGCGGAAAAGGTCAAAACCGCCAAGCGCCCCGCGTTTTAGCGCCCGGCATTGGGGCCGTAATGCCCGAAGTAGAACACGAAGTATCGTTAATTCTTGACCGTGTTAGTGACAGAATGAACAAGAACCTAAAGATAGAAAGGCGCAATTAGTGGCTATCAACATTCCCATTATTTCAAGCCTAGATACAAAAGGTTTCGACAAGGCTAAACGCGAGTTTTCCCAATTGGAAGGCGTCGGCGCTAAATCTGCTTACGCCGTAAAAAAGGCGGCCGTTCCCGCCGCGGCTGCTATTGGTGGTTTAGCCGTTGCGTTAGGCGACGCCACTAAAGCCGCTATGGAAGATGCCGCTAGTCAAGCCGAACTAGCAAGAACCCTAAGAACGTCTACAGGGGCTACAGATAAAGCCATAGCGAGTACAGAGGAATGGATATCGCAACAAGGCAAGTTACTGGGTTTTACAGACGACGAACTTCGTCCGGCTCTTGCCGGTTTGTCGAGGGCTACGGGGTCAATTGAGAAAGCCCAAAAGGCTGCGGGCCTTGCTATGGACATAAGCGCCGCTAAGGGTGTATCGCTTGAAACCGTTACTAAGGCCCTAGAAAAGGCTTACGGTGGCAACCTAACGGCGTTAGGCAAGTTAGACCCTGCCGTACGCGAAATGGTTAAGGGTGGCGCGTCTCTTGATGAGGTAATGGCCAAACTAAGCACAACGTTTAGCGGTTCCGCAAAGACAGCGGCAGAAACCACAGCGGGACAATTTAAGCGCCTAGGTATTGCCATGACCGAAACAAAAGAAAGCATAGGCACCGCGCTACTACCAGTTATTGAAGCAGCGTTACCTATCCTTCAAAAGTTCGGGGCTTGGGCGCAAGATAACCCCGGCGCTTTTGTCGCTATTGCGGGCGCTATCGGTGGCGTAGCGTTAGCAATTACAGCGGTAAATATTGCTATGGCTTTGAACCCTTTTAGCGCCATTGCTGCCGGTATTGCGTTACTGGTTGCCGGCGTAGTGGTGGCTTATAACAAGTTTGAAGGTTTTAGGAACGTTGTTAGAAACGTTGTAAACGGCATAGCGTCCTATTTTGAGTTCATGGTAAACGCATGGATTACCGCTATAAACGTTGTTATTCGTGGCATTAACTTAGTGAAGCCCGGTAAAGACATTGTGTCGCTTTCTAAGGTTTCGTTTGGTCCCGTTATCGGTGCCGAAGGTAGAGGACCGTCGGGTGCCGACAAGTCGCGCCTAGATACTGTTCCAGCCATGGCCGCGGGTGGCATAGTCAATAGCGCCACATTGGCTCTTATAGGCGAAAAAGGCCCCGAAGCCGTAATACCTCTCGACCGTCTAGGCGCTATGGGTAATACCAACGTGACAATTCATGTAAACGGTGGCGACCCTAATACCGTTGTAGACGCTCTACGGCGTTACATGAGGGCTAACGGTTCCGTTCCTATCACGGTTTCCAATGCCTAGTTACACATGGGAAGCCCGCCTAAATGGCACTACGACGCTTACCAACATTCAGACGGTAAACGTCACGCTTGGCCGTACCTACAATACGGACCCGTTCAGGGGTTCAACGGCGGTTATTACAGGACGTGGCTACACAACCCCCCCAAGTATTAGCGTTGGGCAATATGTACAACTAGTAGCCCTAAACGGCACTACCGAAGTATGGTCCTACGCGTTTTATGTTGTGGATTTTGCTTTTAACTACGGCATTGTTCCTAGTGAGGACACGTGGACGCTTACGGTAAACGACAGCCTTGGGCAAGCGGGACGCGCCACCGTTACCGGTTCATGGATTAGCAATACACAAAGCGGAGCGGCATTATCTAACACGGCCGCCCTAGCCAATATAAGCATTGACGTATACATAGGCGCGACGAACGGAACCGCTTACCTATCGGCTCAAAGTTTTACAAACGAAAACTGTCTAACAATTCTCAACAAGATTATTACTACCGAACAAGGGTATTTAACCGGGGCCGCCTTCGACGACTTAAACGGCCGTATTGAATGGGCGCCCCGTGGCGATAACGGACCGTTTCCCGTTTGCGAGTTTACGGACACAACGCCCGTAGTTTCTAGCATTGCCAATAAATACAACACGCTAGAAGTAGCAGGTTTACAAGGTAACTACGCAACTAAGGTAATTGCTTCCCCGTCAGGCTTGGCCGCACAAAGCGCCGGCACAGGGTACAAAGTGTGGGAGTTCGAAACCTACGACGTAAGCACCGCCCAAGCCTTAACAACGGCTACGGCCGCCTTGGCGCGTTTGTCTACCGCAACGGTTATACCGGTCACTCTTTCATGTATTACAGAGAACCAAACCAACGACGCGGCTTTAGCCGCTTGCTATCCGTTTAAGGGTATAAACATTGCTTTTAGGGGCGCTCAATACACGTGTAATGTGGAAGGCGGGACTATTTCTAGTTCCCCCATGACTACTACCCTTACCTATAACCTTACGTTGTGGCCTATTACGCGGTTTAGTTTCACTCTCAATTCAAGTTATTACGGCGTTTTGAACACAAGTAAATTAGGATAAAAAAGTATGGCAACCCCCACAAACCTTCCCGCGACACAGACAAGCGGAAACGTCTTAACGGCCGCATGGCTTAACGACCTACGCGGTGCGTTTCGCATACTTCAAGTAGTTAGCGCGTCTACAAGTACGGCCGTGGCGTCGTCTAGTTCAACCCTTGCCGACACAGGACTAACGGCCACAATTACGCCACAGTCATCTAGTAGTAAAATCCTTGTTTATGTCGCGCACCCACAATGTTTCAAAGCCACGCCTAACGGGTTTACTTCTATGAACCTTGCCATTTTGAGAGGTTCTACAAACATACAAACCGTGGCAACGGTGGCGGGTTTTACTGGCACGTCACAAGACTTAGTTTTCAGTCTTAGTGGTATTGCGTTAGATAGCCCCGCAACAACTAGCGCAACGACCTATAAAACACAGTTCGCCAGTCAATTCGGAACGGCGTCGGTATCTGTTCAATACGGAAGCGCAGGAACAAGCACAATTATTCTTATGGAAGTATCCGCATGACAAACGCACAAGCCGAACTAATCCTATTAGAAGCAGGGTACGACACCGGTTGGGTCCTATGCGAAGGCGCCCTAGTTTTATGGGAACACGTCGAGGACCCGCCACCACCGTTAGTAAGGCCCGCAACATGAAACGCTTAGTAATTATTAGCGTTTTCGCCGTCACACTTGCGGCGTGTTCGGACCGTACCCGTGTCAATTGCGAACGCATAAAAAACAAAGCCCCCGGCGTGGTGGCAACAAACCAAGTAGGGGGTGGCCGTTGTGGCTAAAGAACGTTTAACAAACGAACAAATAAAAGCGCGAATAATTATGACCGTAGCCATAGGTTTAACTGTGGCGTTTGTTATGTCTATTGCCTCGCTTTTGTATGGCCTTTTGTTTGTAGTACAGCCGCTAGACCAAGCACCCAACGACGCCGAAGCGTGGTCCGTACTTTCGCCTATGCTTATGACCCTTGCGGGCGGGCTTATCGGCGTATTAGCCGGTAACGGGTTAAAGGACAAACCCAAGGACCCACCACCCGCACCGTGAGAAAATACCCGTACTACCCTTCTTACAACGCAGGTAAAGAAACGCCCGGTATCCGTCGGCTAGTAGACCTATGCGCGCGACGTTGGCACACAAAATGTTTAGGTACCTATGTTGTACGCAACATGAGAAACAACGCAAACCCCCCGCAACTATCCGTACACGCCACAGGCGCGGCCGCCGACATTCAATACAAAGACGAAGCCCAAGCCCGCGAAATGTGGGACTGGTTTTTAGGTTCGAGCGAATTAGGCGAACACTCCAAAATTATGGGCATTTCGGAAATCCATTGGTACAACTTCGGCACATGGGGTGCCGGTTACCGTTGCTCACGTGGTGAAGGCAAAAAAGGCGTAAAGGTTTTTACGGCCACCGATAACGCAGGTTCTCGACCGGGTACGCCCAACTGGTTACATATTGAAATCTCACCCGAAATGGCGTCCGACCCTGACAAGTTCGAAGCCGCTTGGCGCTCATTACCCAAGCCCACCAAGGCTTAAAACGGATTACCCCCACAACGCCGCATAGGTTCGCTAGGGTTTTAGGACCCGACGAAAGGCGAAACCATGCCCGAAACTTTTGTATACCTACCCCTAGTTGGCTATGTGCCACAAGACTTAAAAGCGGGGACAAACGTACTTATACAAGTATTTATAGACCCCGAAACTAACCAAGTGATTAGCGCCCATATGGCGACCCGTGACGACACTTGGGATACTTGGGGCGTCCCTACAATATTGAAGGCAATGTGAGGCGTCTAATGGCCTTTACGGCCGTTCTAGTGGTGCTATCGCCAAGCGTGGCGTTAGCCCAAGAACCAAACCCACATACCCACAAAAAATACGGGGCGATAATGCCCGACTATTTTTGGGACCGCGTAGCGCAATGTGAGACGGCTTCTAACTGGCAACAC